GGGCGCCAGATATTGCGGAACGTGTTCGGGTTGAAGGTCGTGAAGGCCATGAACTCCTCTGGTTCCAGCACATGCTCCGAATAGTTGTATCCGCCCTTCGAATCGCGGTCGTCGGGCATCTCCTTCACTTTCTGAAGCATCTTGCCGGTCTTCAGGCGGGGGATGCTCAGTTTCTTGGTCACGTTGGGAATCACGCAGATCAGGCCTTTGTCCACAATCTGACATCCCAGCACGGCGAGGGTAAAAAGTCTTTCAAGTACCTCGCCATTGTAGTTGGTGTTCTTAATTACGATTGCCATAAACTTAATTGGTTTTAGAATGTTATTCTTTACGTAGCGGTTACTTACGGTCTGCCCGATCAATACTGACGGCTACGCTCGTCGTAGGCAGCCTGGATGGCAGCCTTGCGCTTGTCCCACGCACTCTCCTTGGAGGGATCATCATGCAGGTCTTCTATCACACGCTTCGTGGGGGCCAACTCCTCAAGGGCTTTCTTGCCCTTTTCATAGTCGCTCTCCAGCAGGGCCGCAAAGGCCGGACGGGTCACGGCATTGATCTTGCCGCATTTCTCCGCGTCATCGAGCATCTTTTTCTTAAGGGCAACGAAGGCCTGGGCCTCCTTATCCTTGAAGGCCTGGTTCTCAGCCTTCAGCGTGGCGTTCTCGGCAGCCACCGTTTCGGCAGAAGCCGCCGTCTGGGTCAACTGGGCCACAATCTGCAGCGCAGCCTCCTCCGAAGCACAGTCCTTGAACTTCGGGTTCTTTTTCAATTCGTCTAATAATGCCATTTTTCTTTCTGTTTGTGGCCGTACCGCTTGTTGCCGTACCACGGCAACGCCCGTCTCCAGCCGGTTATTGAATATTGCGTATATCTCTTCTGCACTCATCTTTTCCGTAGGCAGAGGCTCCGTAGCTGCATCTACATCGTAGATACCGTCAACGAATCCTCTCTCTAAGGCTTCCTCGGCACTCAGCCAGTGATCTTTACCGTCGAAATACTCCGCACGGATGTCCGCCTCACTCTTGCCGATGCGCTGACCGTACATCTGGCAGAGTGTTCCTTCCAGGCCTTCCAGTTCCTCAATGCAGCTGGCAAGATCTTCCTTCGTGCCCCAGCAGCCACCACGCACGCTGTGAATCATCAGACGCGCATAACGGCTCATCTCCACGGGCTTGCCGCACAACGCTATCACGCTGGCCATCGACGCGGCTATACCGTCAACATAAATGTGGATGTCGGCCTTGCTCTGCCGCAACGCGTTGAAGATGGCTATACCGGCAAAAACCTCACCACCTACGCTGTTGATCCTTACGTCTATCCTGCCATAAGCTTGCTCTGCCTCTATCAGCTCGCGCATCACGTCACCGCTCCTCACGTCGCCGCCTATTTCGCCGTAGAGCAGCAGACAGCAACGGCCGTTCCCTGGGATAATATTGAAAAACTTCTTCATGTCCTATTTCTTTGCTGGCCGCGGCTATGTCGCGGCTCCATTCCGACTGCAAAATAAGCACTTTCCAGCCACCTCCGCAAATCGCGTCCGCGTCATAACACTTTACAACGTCATCATAACGCCATAAAGTGTTATCATGCGACACCGATTTGCCTGTCTCCCGTTTTATCGCCAACTTTGCACCACAAATAATTAAGTAGGTAAACTATGTCGCTGTGCCACAGCGACCCATAAACAATACAAATAGCATGGCAGATCTGACAAATCAGCAAAAGCGTGATTGGGCAAAGACGCTCTACCTCCGCGAGAACCTCACACAGCAGGAGATTGCCGACCGCGTAGGTGTCTCGCGAGTCACTGTGTCCAACTGGGTGAATAAAAACAAGTGGGAGGAGCAGCGCACTGCTCTCACGCTCACACGCGAGGAGCAGGTACGCTCGCTCTACAGGCAGGTGGCGGCCATCAACCGTGCCATCGAGGAACGGCCCGAGGGTGAGCGCTTCGCCACTTCGGCCGAGGCCGACATCATCGGAAAACTCTCCAAGTCCATCAAACAGCTGGAAATGGAAGTGGGTATTGCCGACGTCGTGTCCGTAATCACCAAGTTCATCGAGTTCCTACGGCCCGTCGACCTACAAAAGGCTAAAGACATCACAAGCCTCGCCGACGCCTTCATCAAGACACTATTGTAAACGTTCAGTATGTTGCTGTACCACAGCAACAAAATAACCAACCAATATGAGCAACTTCATCAACATCACCGACTACGACGCTAGCATCCACCGCGATATCCTGGATGCACTCACACGCGAGGACGTTTCCCTCATCGAGATATGCGAGGACAGGGCCATCGCTGAGATGCGATGCTACCTCTCTGGCAGATACGACTGCGACGCACTCTTCTCACCGTATGTTGAGACCGAGTCGCAACCTGACACCCGCCACCAGCTCGTACTCATGATGGCTCTCGACATAGCCATCTACCACATCTTCTCTATCCATAATCCACAAAAGCTATCCCAGCTACGAAAAGACCGCTACGAGCGAGCCATAGAGTGGCTCAAAGCCGTCGCAGCTGGCACTATTTCCATCGAGGGGGCACCCCTGGCACCGGAAGAGAAGCAAATGGCTCACCAGTCATTCCGCATCGTTTCCAATCATAAACGTCAAAACCATTTCTAATCATGGCTAAGAAATATCGTAAAAAAGTCCCCTATGCTGCTGTATCACAGCAGCCGTCCAAACGCATCACAACAGGTGGACTACGCCCATTGCCCGGACAGACAGCTCCGGCAACCATCATCCTGTCTACACCCAAGCGCTTCGGCATAGATATCGACACGTTCATCAACGCCGTGCGAGCAGCCGACAATATCGACTATTACCGACGTACACGCCTCCTCGATCTCTACGAGGATATCACCATCGACACGCATCTGACTTCTGTCATGAACCGACGACGTGATGCCGTCAACGCGGCGCAAGTGTCATTCAAACGAAACGGAATAACAGATGATTCGGTCAACGACCAACTGAAATCTCCATGGTTCGGCAGACTCATCGCTGACATCATCGATGCAAAGTTCTACGGATTCTCGCTCTTCCAGTTCTATCGCGATGAGCACGGATGGATCAACTACGACCTCATACCTCGCAAGCACGTAGATCCCGTCCGACGCACCATCATGCGACGGCAGGGGGAAATCTCCGGACCGTCATGGGATGAATACCCCAATATGCTTTTCGTCGGACAACCGCGCGACCTTGGTATGCTGCTCAAAGCCGCTCCGTGGGTCATCTACAAGCGCAACGACGTGGCTGACTGGGCGCAGTTCGCTGAAATCTTCGGCATGCCCATCGAGGACTATACCTACGACACCGGCGACGAGGAGGCACGCGCGCGGGTCATCAAGGACGCACAGGAAGCGGGTGCCCTAAAAAAATACATCCACGCCCGCGACGTGGAACTCCAACTCATCGAGGCCGGCAACAAGACAGGCTCCAGCGACCTCTACGAAGGTCTGTGCGAGCGGTGTAACAAGGAAATATCTAAACTCTTCCTGGGCAACACCCTCACCACAGAGGCACAGGCAACTGGCACGCAGGCTCTCGGAACGGTTCACAAGAAGGAGGAAGACCAAATCCTGAAGGCAGATCAGAATTTTGTCCTGAATGTCCTTAATTACGACATGGTGGACATCTTCGCGGCCATGGGCATCAATACGCAGGGGGGTATGTTCACCTTCCCTGAACCGAAATACATCGACCTCACGGCGAAGTCCAACATCCTGGTGCAACTCCAGTCCAACTTCCGGCTCCCCATCTCCGACGACTATCTCTACGAGACGTTCGGCATCGAGAAGCCCAAGAACTACAACGAAATGAAACAGCAAATTGAGGACAATCATCTCCTCCAGCAAGTGCTTTCATCGCCTGGCATGCAGTTCCATGAGGGTGAGGATGACCAAGGCGAAGACCCTAACGATCCAGAGACAAAGGGAACACCCGGAAAGCAGCCTGAGCAGAAAACAAAGGGGCGAACCGTCAAAAACATACTGAGAGGTTTTTTCGCACGAGCCCCTCGCGACCGGGGGGCAGCTTTAGAATGGTAGTCAACGACCTCTACTACGGTCCCGTATGGCGCGACACCATCGCGCCCATCAAGGCAGAGGCCTCTACGGTTTCCATCTCCGACGATATCATTGCTGCTGCCCTCCGCAACATCTACCGACGCGATTTCAACCCCCACGACGACATTGAACCGAACCTGTTCAATACCATCGCCCAAACCCTCGGTAGCGCCGTCACCGAAGGATTCTCAGCAGGCAGCGGTTCCGCCGCTGCCCCATCCCTCGGTCAAGACCCATTCCTCCATGCCCTCCGCCATTCCACCGATGTCTTCGCGGCCTTCAAGACCCACCGGGCGCAGAACGACATGGCGGCCCGCCTCCTCGATTCGGATGGCAATCTAAAGCCGTTCAAACAGTGGAAGGAAGAAGTCCTGCCCATTGCATCGCACCAGTGCAACAACTGGCTTCAGACGGAATACAACACGGCCGTACTCCGCGCACGTCAGGCCGCCAACTGGCAACAGTTCCAGCGTGAGAAGGACATACTGCCTAACCTCAAATGGCTACCGTCAACGTCGCCCAATCCGGGCGCGGACCACCGCCTGTTCTGGAACACCATCCTCCCCGTCGATCATCCCTTCTGGGATCAGCACCGCCCCGGCGACCGCTGGAACTGCAAGTGTGACCTCACCTCCACCGACGAGCCGACAACCTCTGTCCCGTCTGTTGCGACTCAGTCGCAACCCCAGAACACCCCTCAGTCCGGCCTAAAGAGTAACCCCGGCAAAACCGCCGAAGTATTCTCCGACGACCACCCCTATTTCCCCACAGACTGCCGCCACTGCGCCTTCTACAAGCCAGGCACCAAAGCCCGTCTGCAGAATGTGTTCACAGCTCGAGTAAAGGACTGTTACAACTGCCCGTATATCAATGGCTGCATTGGACGTGTTATGGAGAAAAAGCAGATAGATGAAACCGCCTTTGCAAGGAAAAAAGAGGTGGAAGAACAGAACCTAATGTCCCTTCCTGTTGAGACAGACATTCAGTTTGAAAACATTTCTACGGGCACTCTGCACCTATCAGGCAAGTCAAGAGGAAGGTTCTTAAAACACGCGCACCATGATTACGATGTAATCGCTGCTGTCTATGCGTGGAACCATCCAGAATCACTTAGTTTCATAGAACCTTCTGCGCTGGGCGAAGGCAAAGACATGAACAATCCTGATGACGTGAGGAATATAAATAAAAAATGGAGGCGTGGCGTTAGGGGGTATCTTAAATATAGGCTCACCCACAACGGTAGAAATTTCATTATAAAGACTGAGAAGCTAAAGTGGGGAAACGAGCAATTCTACTCTATTATAGAGGAATAAAAAAAGCCTACCTTGCCGACGATCCGAGACAGACCATTTCGATGTTACCATCTACTTCTGCAGGTAAGCGATGCAAATATAAGCATTTATTCTGAAACAACAAACAAAAAGAAGAAAAAATGAAGCAAATAGACAAAAATGCACTCCTCGACTGGGAAAAATACAAGGAAGCCATCTATCGGTCAACACCAGTCGATACATCGATGAGCCACGCCGAACGGGAGAAACATCGTCTCTATCTGGAGGCACACCCCATCGAGTGGATCAAGTTCTTCTTCCCCGGCTATGCCAAATATGAGTTTGCCGACTTCCAGAAACGGGCCATACGCCGCATCCTCGCTCACGACGAATGGTACGAGGTGCTTTCCTGGTCTCGCGAGCTGGCAAAGTCAACCATCACCATGTTCATCGTCATGTATCTGGCTCTCACCGGAAAGAAACGCAACATCCTCCTCACGTCCAACTCCAATGACAATGCCGTCCGTCTCCTCGCTCCCTATCGTGCCAACCTCGAAGCCAATGCACGCATAGAGGCATACTATGGCAAGCAGCCCTCACTCGGCAACTGGACCGAGGATGAGTTCATCACACGAGGCTCCACATTCTCCGCAGGCAGCGGTTCTGCCGCTGCACTATCACCAGTGGCCTTCCGTGCCATCGGTGCCGGACAGTCGCCCCGTGGCTCCCGCAACGAGGCCATACGTCCTGACGTGCTGCTCGTCGACGACTTCGATACCGACGAGGACACCAAGAATCCGGACATCATCCAGAAACGCTGGGAATGGTGGGAACAGGCACTATACCCAACGCGCTCCACCACTGAACCCACGCTCATCCTCTTCTGTGGCAACATCATTGCCAAGGACTGCTGCATCACCCGTGCCGGAGAGATTGCCGATCATTGGGATATCGTCAACATCCGCGACAAGCAGGGACGCAGCACATGGCCGGAGAAGAACACGGAGGAGCATATCGACCGCACGCTCTCCAAAATCTCCACACTCTCCCAGCAGCATGAGTATTTCAACAACCTGATTATGCTTACTTTTGCATATCAAAAAGCAAGTGAATATGAGAAAGATTAAGAATCCCTGGCTGCACAAGGATGGCTACGACTGCTTTGGTTGCAGCCCCGACAATCCTATTGGCGTGCACATGGAGTTTTTCGAAGACGGCGATGACATCGTGAGCTTCTGGCGTCCCAGTGAGCACTACCAAGGCTGGATAGACACGCTGCATGGCGGCATACAGAGCACGCTGATCGACGAGATTGCGGGCTGGGTGGTGACGCGCAAGTTGCAGACTGCCGGCATGACACGCCGCCTGGAGGTGGACTTCCTCAAGCCGGTGATGACCACCGAGGCGCAAATCACCCTTCGCGCCCGCATTGCCGAGCAGCGACGCAGCATCGTCTACATCGACGTGACGCTGGAGAATGCCCGGGGCGAGGTGTGCAGCAAGGGGCGAGCCGTCTATTTTGCCATGAACGAGCAGCGGGCTCGCGAAATGGGCTTCACCGAGTGTGAGCTTGAAGGCGACGAACTGATGTTCTGAGCCGCAACGACGAGCTGACTGGCTGCAAAAGCTTCGGGCAGTTTTCTTCGATTGTCGGCGCGTCCCTTCATGAGGGCGCTGAACAGCCCAAGGAAACGCAATCGTTTTGTAAAGAAAATTCACAACTTTTTTTGCCTTCGCATAGCGCCTCAGTAAAGTGCTGAAAATCAGCATCAGCGAGTAAGTACGCCACTTACGGGTAGTGAGCACGCCACTCACGCCTCGTAAGCACGCCACTTACTCATCGTGAGTGGCGTGCTCTCTCGGCGAGAGCGAACGACTCGCTACCCGTTTTGTAAAGATTATTCACAAATAAATAAGTCGCCATTCTCTAGGCAGAAAAAGTCGTTGTGCGGACTTCTTCTATACGATTTACCCTTGACGGGCCATTGGGTTTTAGTTCGGTGTCCAAATGGCCAGTCAAGGGTAAAAACGTGAAAAGGAAGTCCTCCTTTTCTGTTCTTCTTACCACAGGCTCAGGCGCTTCTCCTTGGGGAGATACATCTTCGAGCCGGGCTTCACGTCGAAGGCGTCATACCACATGTCGATGTGGGGCAGTGCACCGTTGACGCGCCACATGCCCAGTGCGTGTGGGTCGCTCTTGGTGCGGTTGCGTATTTCCTGCTCGGTGATGTTCTGTCCCCACACGCCGGCGTAGGCCAGGAAGAATCGCTGGTCGGCGGTGAATCCGTCTTTCACCTTGAGCGGCTTCTTGGCTGTGGCGTTCTTGTAGGCATACCATGCCACCTGCAGGCCTCCGTGGTCGGCCAGGTTCTCGCCCAGGGTGAAGCGTCCGTTGGCATTCAGGTCGGGCAGCACTTTGATGCCCGAGAAGAAGTCGGCATACATGTCGGCACGCTCGTTGAAACCCTTGGCATCGTCCTCGGTCCACCAGTCTTTCATGTAGCCTTCGGCATCGAACTGCCGTCCCTGGTCGTCGAATCCGTGGGTCATCTCATGGCCTATCACCACGCCGATGGCTCCGTAGTTGAATGCCTCGTCGGCCTTGGGGTCGAAGAAGGGGTATTGCAGGATGCCGGCCGGGAAGCAAATCTCGTTGGTCGTGGGGTTGTAGTAGGCGTTCACCGTCTGTGGCGTCATGTACCATTCGTCGCGGTCGACGGGCTTTCCTGCTTTCTCCTCGATGTGCTGCTTGCTGCGGAAGATGCGCGTGGCCATCACGTTCTCGTAGAACGATTTCTCGGGGTCGATCTGCAAGTTGCTGTAGTCCTTCCACTTGTTGGGATAGCCAATCTTCACGTAGAACGTAGAGAGCTTCTTCTGTGCATTGGCCTTTGTTTCGGCGCTCATCCACTCTTGCGCCTCAATGCGCTGGCCCAGGGCCACTTGCAGGTTGCCCACCAGTCGCTCCATGATTTTCTTCGACGTGGCGGGGAAGTAGCGGTCGCAGTACATCTTGCCCAGTGCTTCGCCCATGGCGCCCTGCACCTGGTTGGTGGCGCGTTTCCACAGCGGGAAGTCCTCCTTGCGGCCCGACATGGTGCGCCCGAAGAAGTCGAAGTTGGCCTCGCGCACCTCGTCGCTCAGCAGCGAGGCGGCTCCCGTGATGACGTCCCACTCCATGTAGGCGCGCAGGTCGTCGGCCGTCATGGCGGCCATGAGCTTGTCGGCCCCCTCCATGAACTTGGGCTGGCCCACAATCATCTCCTGAATGTATTCGCTCTTCACGCCCTCGGCGTTGGCCAGTGCTTCGAGCGGTATGTTGGGATAGTTGGTCTGAAACTCCTTGAGCGTCATTTTGTTGTAGTTGGCCTGTGGGTCGCGCAGTTCGGTGCGGCTCTTCGAGATGAGTGCCAGTGCCGTTTCAAAGCGGAAGATGGCGTCGCGCTTGGCCTTGCTCTCGGCCTCGCTGAAGCCGAAGAGCTGGAACATGCGTGCGATGTGCTCCTTGTAGGCTTCGCGTATCTTCACCGTGGCCTCGTCGTTGTTCACGTAGTAGTCTTTCTGTCCCAGCGTCAGTCCGCCCTGGCTCACGTTGAGGATGTTCATCGTGACGTTCTTCTCGTCGGCGCCGAAACCGCTGCCGAAGGGCACGCCGTAGCCGAAGACGGCATATTTCAGCTGCAGTTGCTGCAGCTGCTCCTTGGTCTTGGCAGCCTCCATCTCGTCGAGCAGGGGCTTCACGGGGCTGATGCCCTCGCGGTTGCGTCGCTCGGCGTCCATGGCCAGCTTGTAGAAGTCGCTCAGCTTGCGCTCGGTGGTTCCGGCGGCAAACTTCTTCTTCTGCAGGTCGGAGAGGATGGTGTTGATGCGCTTGTTGTTGTCTTCCTGCAGCTGGTCGAAGCTGCCGAAGCGCGAGTAGGCCGCCGGCAGGGGGTTGAGCTTCTGCCATCCGCCGGTTGCAAACTGATAGAAATCCTCAGCGGGATTCACGCTTTTGTCAAGATTCTCCATCTTGAGCCCCGACTGGTTTTGAGCCACAGCGCCCATGGGCATGGCCATCATGGCGAGCATCGGGATCATTGTCTTCATGTTCATTGGTTGTGTTTTTTAGAATACTTTGGGTTTAGATGTTCTTTGTGGCAAATTTACATATTATTAT